CAATCCACCCTGGTTTAATAGCTAATTCTGCGTATTTCCATTCCAACTTTTCCATCTCTTCCTCAAATATCATCTTTGATCCTCAATGCTTCTTTAGCAAAGGTTAAACATATAGGTCTTACTTGGATTCCTTGCTCTACCTTTTTTAATATATCTCTAGCCCATTGTTTACCATCATAGAATGTTTGTTCTTTTGATTCTTTGTAAATAGGTGAGCACATCTTTGCAAAGGTATTAGCATTAGGCAATTCACCTTTCAAATTATTTAATCCAAACTTTATAAAATCTAATCTATCTTTGAATGTAGATAACTCTACTCTCCACTCTTCTTTATTTAAATTTTTAGTATCAAACCCTTTCTCTTCAAATCTAATAAACAACCTTTCTATAACTTTCATTTCCATTGAAGCACCCCACAACAGTAACCAATAGCAAAAATAGATATGGCAATTAAAGTAAATTGAATAATTATTTTTATTTTGTGAATTTGTTTTTCTCTTTTGTTTTCTTCAAATCTTCTGCGGTTCTCTAGGTCATCTAATCTTTGTGTTAGCACACCAAAATAACTTTCTGTACTAAGAACTTTGTTATCTGTAAGATTCATGCAACTCAACATATTTTTTAATTTAATATTTGTTGCTTTTAAATCTTCATTTAATCTTTTTAACTCATCATTAATTTGATCAAACTTTTCATAAAGCTCATCAACACAACCCTTCAAAGAATTTAACTTAATTTGAATATCTTCATCTTTATTAACCATATCTAAACTCCTTAATATATATATAACTATGCTTTTTGGTGGACGAACCTAGCCTTTCCTAGACAAAGTTCGTCTTTCCTTCCATTCTGCTTTTCGGAGCCACAGAACCCGACAGTCGTTCGATGCTAGGGCACTATCTTCGCCACCCCTTGATGTTTCTCAGCATCTTCCCCACAGTACATCTATCCCTTTATCCCTGCGGTTACGTCCCACAGATAAAGCGGTTATCGTTTCACCAAAGAAAAAGCCTCTTAAGGCTAATTCCTGGTGGAAACCTTACCGAATACAACTACCGAGTATTTGGTAAAGCAGAAATTAGCTTTAAGAGGCTCTAAACAGTTGTTTTCCACGACAACGCTTTTAGTATATACGATTAAGCAGGTATTTCTACTTTATCTTCAACTTTTTCTTCAATTGGTTCAAACCATTCAGGTTTAAGTAACATTAAAGATTTAATTCTTTGTGCAGGTACTTTGTTTTTCTTTTTCCATTTATAAGCAGCAACAACAGATAACCCTAATATCTTTGCTACTTTATACATAGAACCTGCTCTCTTCTCTAACTCTTCAATACTGATATTGTCTATTTTCTTTGTCATCTATTTCTCCTAAAAGATTTACTATACCATATTACTAAACCAAGGTTATCTATTAGGGTTTACCCTATTAGGGTTTATTGTTTGAAAATAATACAACATACTATTGATTTAGTTAACCAATATAGTAAACTTCTTACATCAACAAGTGGTTGATTAACTTTTAAGGAGTTCCAAATGAGTATGTTAACTGTGTTCTATAACAGCGCAAATGTAGAGGTTTACTTTACCTATGATGGTGGTCAAGTAGGGTCAACAGATAACTTAGGCTTGAAGTATGAGCCTGACTTTGATGAGTACATTGAAATCGATGAAGTTGTTTACAACGGCATTGACATAATACCAGTCCTTAATGATGACAACTTAGATGAGATCGAGCAATTGGTATGGGCCAAGATCCAGGCATCACGCAACGAATATGATGGGGAATAACATGGCATTAGTAGACGAATTAGATGCATATAAACAGGGTTTTGCAGACGGCAAGCAATTTGTACTTGACATGATTTCAGAATCAACCCAACACAAATTTGCAGATGTAGCCCAATTAATAATCTGGATTAGACAACAACAGGAGTCCCAAAATGAAATTAAATAATCGTAATGTTATAGACGTTGAAGTAGATGGTGTTGACCCAACAGATTACCCAGACTTTTGTGATGCATATTTTTGTTATGCAATATGGGAAGACACCAAAGAAGAATTAACTGATGATGAGTTGATTAAACTAACCGAAGAATGTGGTGATGCTCTTTATGAGATGGCATACGAATATTACATATAAGGGGTAAATATGAAAACATTTTCAATTTTTGAAGAGCTGAATAATATGATTACTCAGGGCTTTGCACGAATCACAGATCCTGAAACATCAAAAGAGGCCGCCAAGAGTGTAGACGTTAGCAACATGGAGCAAGTCGTTCTGGACGTTATTAAAAGCTTCCCAGAGGGTTGTATTAGCCAAGAGGTTGAGTCTATTCTCTCCCATGTCCGAGCATCATCAATTACACCTCGATATCGTCCTTTAATCCATAAAGGATTAATAGTCGATACAGGCCAGAAACGCCCAGGGTTTTCAGGCCGCAATCAACGAGTAATGAAGGCAGTATGAGAATTGAACTAGATGGGCCATATAGTTGGTCATTTAAGAAAAGATTAGTAAACTATTTAAAGGAGATCCAAAATGAAATTAAAGCAAGAGTACGAAGATTTTATAGCTAAGAATTTAAAAGAATTCTATGGATTGCATTATTGTGAAACCTGTTTGGAATTACAAACAACCAATGACGAATGCTGTGGACACAAACACTTTCTCAGCTTTCAGGAGTTTGACAGGGAAACTCAGCGCAAAATAGTCTCAACAGAATTTGATCGCTATGCGTGAAGAGTGTCAGGGCGAGGGAAAGTACTGCGGAATTAAAAGGCATACCAAAGCCTTTAAGATTGAGCACTCTGACCTTTCCTTTGTAAAGTATCCAGGCTCATACAAATGTAGCACCTGTGATACTTTATTTGACTATGAAGTGGTTAATCAACAGATAATTTATAAGATTAGGAATAAAACAAATGAACACATACCAGAAATTGAATCTAGCGAGGAGCAAGTTTCATCAACAGAAGCTGAAGAAGTCGGGGCTAAATAAGTTTGCAGGGTACTCATACTTTGAGTTATCAGACTTTCTTATCCCCGCCTTAAATATCTTTCACGAAATTGGATTGTGTGCAACCATTTCTTTCACGAAAGAATATGCGGAAATGATCATAGTAAACGTGGATGCTCCTGAAGAACACACTATTGTGATCAGTTCACCAATGGGATCTGCCGCACTCAAGGGATGCCATGAGGTACAAAATATTGGTGCAGTTGAAACCTATCAAACTAGGTATCTTTTTGTACAGGCACTTTGCATTGTCGAGCACGATGTATTAGATGCCACAACAGGCCAGACCCCAGTTAAACGTCAAACCCCCACAGATAGTGCTATAGATCTTGATGAGGATGCTGAAAACAAATTGGTAGACATTGCAATAGGTATTGAAGATATCGTCTCACAGGGCGATATAGTGGGAGCATACAAAGAGTATTTAAAAGTAACAGATGACGAAGAGAAAACATTTCTTTGGAAGAAGTTAACTAGTACAACAAGGTCAGCAATCAAAAAACATGGAGAATCACTTAAATGACTTACGACAACACAAATAAAGGCATTCTTGGTAAAAACCGAGATAAAAGCAAAGAAACCCATCCCGAATATAAGGGCCAGATCAATGTGGCTGGAGTTGAATATTGGTTAAGTGCCTGGGTCAAAACAAACACAAAAGACAACAGTAAGTTTTTCAGTCTATCATTAACCCCTAAAGATAGAGATGTTCAGACCCCTACTCGTAGAGATCCGACCCCTGAAGATGACGATTCAATCCCATTTTGATTTAAAATGGGTATAATATAGCTTTTTAGGAGGCTATATGAAAGAATGTTTTAAATGTAAAGTATCCAAACCTTTGTCTGAGTTTTATAAACATTCTCAGATGAAGGATGGTTATTTAAACAAGTGTATAGAATGTTCCAAAAATGATGTTAATAAACATAGGTTGGAGAATTTAGAAAAAATAAGGCAGTACGATAGGGAAAGAGCAAAAAATCCAGAAAGAATAGCAAATACTGTTGAAATTACTAGGGCCTGGAGACAAGAAGATAAAAGAAGAAACAAAGCACATCAAAAAGTTGCTTATGCAATGAAAAAAGGAGTTTTGATAAAAATGCCTTGTGTTAGATGTGGAAATGAAAAAAGTTTAGCTCATCACGAGGATTATGATAAACCTCTTGATGTTATGTGGCTTTGCCAACCTTGTCACAAACAAAGACATAAAGAGTTGCGTGAAGCTTTTTGATATTAGGGTAGGTGATTGAGGTTTTGATTGGACTCCTTCCTCTTTCATCTACCCGCCTTTAGGATTTATATGTTAATAGATGCTTTGATTTTTGCAACAGTCACAATATTATTTTGGACTTTGTTTTCAATATTTTTGTTTATAGCTTTATGGTATTTAACAAAAGATTAATTTGGGGGGTCATACTTAACTTAGTACCTATTCTGGTAGATGAGAAATGCTAAGTTCTATACAGTTCCCCAAAGATTTGACTGTATAGACCCTATGATCCTGGCGAGGGGCGGGAAATCTACTATCCCCTCAACTTATAACCTTGCCTTCTTTTAACTCGGCTATAGTTAATCCTGATGTATATTGAAAGTGAGCAAGTTCTTTAAAAGACTTCCAGTTACCCGCCCATTCTAGGCCGCACGCCTCCCCTATTTTTCCTACTTGGTCCCAAACGGGATGAGATCCATCCCAATCCGGTTTGCCAAGCACCAAAGGGACAACATCCACAGCACAACGATGGTTATGAAAAGAATCTCCTGCTCGTGCGTTAGTGACGATTTTCCCCGGAGTTGTGCGACCTTGTTCATAAAGCGCATTTTGGCTTTCATTATCACGGTATGTTGATGTAACAAGAATATCGATGCCTGCAAGTTTACAAGCCTCAATAAAATTCTCAACTCTTGATTTAACTTGCGGCAATAATTCATTTAAGTCTCTTGAGTTAATCATTTTGGTGATGTAGGTGTAGAGTTATAAAGCATTTCAGATTTTTTCTGACTAGATTGACTGCTACCAAAGTAAAACGCTGTAACCTGTTCTGCCTTTGCTGATAGATAACCAACCAAAGTACCCGCCATAGCACTTTCAATATGCGAATAACCCATCAGAGTCCCAAAGATAGTAGCTATAAAAGATCCAACAATAATCAACGCAAGAGTTGGGACCAAATAAGAATGCGTAGCTATTTGCATATTCCTGGCTGACGTTCTGTCTGCAACAGCCAGTTGTTCAAAGTTTAATCCAAGGGTTTCCTCAGTCTTTTTCAGGTCTAATTCAGCCTGTTTAATGGCTGTTATTTGTTCAGAAGTTAACTTTCCATCATCCATCATTTGCTTGGCATCATCTTGAGATACGCCCAATACTTTAGATACGGCCTCGTAGGCTAGGCCACCAAAGGGTCCAGCAATAGCAGTTGCAATAGTGGGAGCAATTTGTGTTAACCAACTCATAATATATCCTTACAGTATTTTGGAACAAACCCAGTCTCTTTAAATATTTGAAAGCACTCTAGCGTTTTAGTGTCGCTATAAAAGCGTTTTCTAAACTCAACATCAATCTCATGTTTATATTTGTCTGTTTTGTACATATGATCTATTTCATACATTAAACCAATGCAGGAAAGCATAAACACAATTACGCAAATGCAAATGACAATCTTGTAGTTGATCTCGTCTTGCCTTCTTTGCCGATCCCTTGATTCAATTGCATCCTTTTTTTTTGAGCCGCTTCATATTTTGCTCGATCAGCAATTAATTTAGCCTGCTCTTTTTCAAACTGATGCCACAAATCTCCAAGCTCTGGAGGGCTTTCATAAACCAACATCTGCCTTAGATCATATTGCGCTTGTTCTAATTGTTTTCTAGCCAATATATTTTCTAATGCTTGAGCCTGTATTGACTTTCCTTTAGGGGGGTTCTTTTCTCTTTCTTTTAACTCAACATGAGCCTTTTCACTATGCTCAAAAAAGTTACCCAATCCCATTGAAATTTCATGCAAAACACCATAGGCCTCTTTACCGGTTGCCTTAAAGTCTTTGTAAAGTGCTACCCCTTGCTTAACCGCAGATAAGACAGTTAGGCAAGCGCTTATTGGTTCGATCATCGCTTCCAGAATTGGATAAATGCAGTCAACGCAGTAAAGAACCCTACAACAATAATTATAGGTTTAGCCACATTAGCTATCCAACCAAGGACTTTAAATGCCCCTTGGACGTTATTAAAGGCTTCCACCATACCTTTGGTATTGATATCAATCTCGTCAACCTTGGCCTCTAGAGAAACCAATCTTTCATAGATTTGCTCGTGTGTTACGCTTTCCATGTTATTTAGCCTTTTGTAATTCTCGCTTGAGCTCTTTAATTCTTTCAGAATTTTTTTCTGTTGCAAGTTGTTGATTTATTTCGTTACGATAAACCGGATTACTTGCTTTAATGAACAATGATCTCATGGCAGGACTTAGTTCTTCAGCTTTATTGGCTCTTCCTAAATCTTGTGTTCCAGTTACTTCACCCATAGCTTCATTAGCTTTTTTCATAGATTCTTCATAGGGCGTGCCGTATCTATGAAGCATATAAGCACCAAGGCCACCAGCACCAAGCATTCCAAGCATAGCCCCAATATGAGAAAAACCACTTTCTTTTGGATTTATATTTCCTTTAGCATACTGTTTTGCCTCAGAAATATATTTGACTAAATCAGGATATTTTTCTGGATTTGCATTTATATGGGCTTCTATTTCATGTATTTTTGCAGGCGCTCCTCCTTGGGATTTAGCCATCTTACCGCCTAATACATTATGAAAAACATCTTCCCATGCTTTATCAAATTGTTCGGTAATATGTGGATGTTCTTTTAAGTTTTCTGTTCCCGCCAATCTATTAGCTATTTGGTTGTAATATTTATTGTAAGGTTCTTCTTCTTTTAAAACCTGAGCTTCGGCTTTTGTTCTTCTAGGAATTGCCGCACCTTTAACTTCTTTTTCAGGAGTTGGTTGAGTTTTTATTTGCTCAACTCCACCCTGAGAAGGATTTTCGGCGGGATTAGTTAAATTACCTGACTCTTTTGTCGCATTTGTTGAAGCAGTAGTTGCTTCTGGGAATGCGTTTGATTCTCCACCACCACTAGCAGATGTATTTGTACCAGACTGATTTTGGCCCGTAGGTGATCCACCACTTTCTACAGGATTCGGTTGTACGGTTGCAGGCGCTTGCATTGGTGGTGCAGGCGGCTCCATTGTAGGAGCAGGCGGATTCTGTGAGGCTTGTGCAGGCGAAACAGGAGCTGACTGTGATGCAGGATTTACTACTCCTGTAGCAAAGTTAGCCATATCTTGTGAACTTGAGCCAATTGATGCAGGCGCTGGAGCTTGAGTATTTGGTAAATTTACAGGCGCATTATTGGCAGGGGGGCTTACATTAAAATTCTGAGATTTTGGCGCAACGCCTGCTTTAGCTTGTAATTGTTGTGTAAGTAATTGCTCTCTATTAAGCTGTTCTTGTTTTTTTGCAAGTTCAATTCTTCTTAGTTCTGCTTTATGTTGCGTTTCTTCAGGACTCAAATTTGCAGATATTTTGTTAAGCTTTTCTTTTTCTAATTTATTTTGTTCAGCATATTGTCTTACGCTTTCTGATGGATAAATCCTACTT